TGGCAAACATTTGTCTTGCTAATACGCTTCTGTTCATCCGAATAACCCCGCCTTGTTTGCGCCTGCTGCGGCTGATAGACCTGCAATACCTAAACCAAGATACTGTTGAGCCGGTGATACGTTAGGTGCGGTGGCCGTGGTCAGTGTAGACTGAGACGATGGCGCTCCTTTATAAATATCTGACAAAAAGCCGTACCGCTGATACGGCTCGTACAACTGTGCCAAATCACTTTGACGCTTGGCTTCAAGCTCTGCCTGCTGCTGACCCTGCTGCTGCTTACCAAGATTAAACTGTGTCTCAATGTCCATAAGACCCTGCTTTTGTGCAAGCTCGCCCAGACTTGCCTGACGCAGTCCAAGAGTTCCAAGCGCATCGCCCGCCGCCATGCCGCGGTCTAGCTGCTGCGTTGCAGCCTGCTGTGCCTGTAAGAAGTTCTGTGCCTGAGACTGAGCCAAGGCTGACGCACGGTTGCGCCCTATCTCTGCTTGCTGTATCGCGGCCCGTGATCCGCCGAACGCGGACGGCCCACCCGGCTGCCCAACAGCTTGCAGCCCAGCTTGTGCGTCTTGTATGTCGTAAGCCCTGTTAATCTCAGCTTGAATAGCTGCCTGATAAGGGTTCATGTACTGCGCTATTTGTGTGTTCGTAATTCCTTGCGTGGCATCCACAATAGGCTGGTACGCATCACCCATTGTAGGTCCGGCTTTTTGTAAATAGCTTTGATAACCGCCAATACCGCCCGCTCTTGAAGCATCTGCAATAGCCTTGCTCTGAAGGCCCGACATACCCGCAATCTGCTGTATCGGTAGCTCTCTTTTTGGTCTTGTTTGTTGATTACCAGCGGCGTCCGTATAGGTTTCCATCACTGGGTTGCCCGACGCATCCAATACAGGCGCACCTACCGGTTGATCAGAAAGAGCTTTGGCAGATTTCAAAAGCCCAAGTTTATAGGCTTCGATCTCCGGCGCTTCTCGTACTATCTGTTCTGAATATTCAGTAGCCATTATGCCATCGCCCTTCCTTTAGCCTCAAGACCGCGCATCATGTCATACATACGGTTAATACCCCGGTCATTGTTGCCGTTACCAAGACCTTTAACGGCGTCGGTAGTCATTACAAACTCACCCGGCATTAGCATAGCACGGACGCTGTCCTTTCCGGGAGTGCCCTCGTTTGGCATGATACCACCTACCCGGCGTGGAAAAATTTCTCCGCCTTCCGCCACACGTTGAAAAGGATTTGGTGGTGCCTGAACGGGTCCACCATAAACAGGGAGATATCTTAGATAAGCCGACGGATCGTAGCCGTATCTAGACGCTACCTGCACGGGACCTGTTGAGCCTGTCGGTACCTGATTAGCCAAGAGGTACTCATCGGGGTACTGTTCAATAAGGTCAGCGCCTGTCTGCTGGTTAGGTGCCTCCGGATCGTCGGGTGTGTCAAAAGCCCCTAATGCTGCGGCTCCAGCTAGACCGACTCCTGCTATTGGAGCGTAGCTGGCGATCATGCCGGGACCCATGCTAGCAGCGGTCACTTCTCCCATAGCTTTTAACCCTGCCGCAGCAGCTTGCTCTGAAGTAGCCCCCGGAAGCGCCGAAACTGAGTTAAAAGTATTATTGTACGCTGTCTGTTTAGCTAGCTCTAATTGAGCAGCATCCGGACCAGATGGGAAGAAAGCTTCTTTAAACTCACCCTCGCTAAGACTCTCAAAAAAGCTTGGCTTTTCGTACGGTACGGTTGCGCTTTGATTTCCTGTAATGTTAATTTTTGGAAAAGCTACTTTTCCATCAGCGCCTAGCACTGGAGGTTTATAGTTAGGGTCAGAAGCAATTAAAGACTCTACATTTTCTAAACTAAATTTAGGATCTGCATCAATAGCCGCTCTCACCTCCGGTGACAAAGCCGCGGGCCGCGGGCCAAACCCTTGTTCCGCAAAGGCGTCTCGCACAGAAGCATTTTGACCTATGTTTCGGGCCTGTATTAATTCGCTTGAAGCACTAGGCGCAGATGCTCTCACTGCATCCAAACCGGATTGACCAAACTGACCTGTTGTAAGCTGCGTACCAGCCTCTTGTAATCTAGAAAACTTAGCCGCATCCTTGATACTAGCCATAGCGCCTTTACCACCGGGAAGTGCGCCTTTGACGCCTTCTACCGCACCGCCCATTGCGCCACCAATCAAGGCGGACTTGAACGCATCCTTGAGACTACCGCCCTGAACCAACGTGCCAATGCCCGCGCCAAGTGCGCCAGAGTAGATAGCTCCCATACCGGGGAATAAAGCGTTCAAAGCAAACGGTATAATAACCGGAGCGGCCTTCTTAACGACCTTTACAACGCTCTTTACGGCCTTCTTAACGCCTCTTGTAACTTTCCGAATAGTCTTTGACAGCCAACCAAACTCTCTCAAACCCGTTTCAGGGTTAATTGAGTTGGCGCTTGAGCCCACTACATACTGTTCTGGATCTTCTACTCCAAGCTCTTCTAAATGCTTGAAGATAGACGCTTTCATCTCAGGGTTGTTGTCAATCAAAGGCAACGGGATGACGATCTCACCAGTAGCAACGTGCGCTAGCGTGTCGTCTCCGCCCCTACCGTAAGAAGCCATGCGGTTGGCAACATCAGAAAAGTTTGCAATGCCGTTGTCTCCAAAGGCTTTTCGCGCTTCTTCCTTCTCCATCTTTGCAATATCGTCGTCTTCCATGTAGAAGTCGGCAATACCACCTGACGGAAACTCAAGAACTTTTTCTGCTGCCTGTGCCATTTATACAATCCCATTATATAAGGTCTGTTGGAGTTTACCCTTTTTTTAAACTTACGTCTATACTATGAAACAGCTACTGTGACTGTTCCGAGGGCCGTGGTCCCCGATACACTGCCCGAATGCGCTTCATTCTGCTCTATAATCTGTATAAAACCGGCATCACCTATAAAAAAATCACCTACATCCAAAGCGTTAGCAGAGCCACTACTGGGTATGCCCTGAAAATTAATGTCCGCGGACCGTACCTCGTTGATCAGTTGTTCCAAGGCCCGCGCAAGCTGGTTCACGTACACCGGATCGTATTCCGTAGGTGCAATAGGAAGAATAGGTCGTAATACTTTTTTGGTCATCGCCTACCATCCGGCCTCACATCAATCCTTGGTGCCCCTAATCGCCACTTTACTCCGACGGCGTCTTTTTCTACCCGAATAGCCATTTGTCTACCACGAGCACGTAAATCAATTTTATCTGTATATTGTTCTACAGGAGAGGTAGCAGTGCGTACTGCGGAGCCAGAAGCTGACTCGGTAAAGCTATCCCCTGAAAAATCTCTACTTTTTACAGTAAATTTAGCAGCGGGACTACTTGCACTAGAACCATCAAAGGTTAAATCAGGTATAATACGGTTTACCAACATAAACTGTTGACCATCACCTATATCAAAGTCTGAGGACTCGACAAAGGCGTTAATCGCTACGGCGCTACCTGTACTAAAATCATCTTCACCATTTTCGTGATCATACAAATATGTATCTACACCTGTTGCTTGTGGGAAACTACGCAACCCAGAAGCACGGTCGTTCCAAGCAGTGCGTACTAATTCTCCATAATACCAGACTTGTTGTCCGTAATTGTAAACTACATAACGGTCAATTTCTGTTGAACCAGAAGAACAATAGTACCACCACACTTCAGTTTGACTAGCAATAGAACCAACATGAAACTTAAACGATTGTTGGTTATTCATATCACTAAACACATAGTCACGCACCGTGCAGGGTATGGCTTGAATACGTCCGTCATATAAATAGAAGTTCTCTTGACCCATCCAGAACACGATATCATTTACAGCAATAGCCGTATTTGGACCAGCTATACGAGTATTATCACCAATAAGTGAAACACCAAAAGTAAAAGGCGCACCAATAAACTGCATTGAGTAAAGTGATTGGTCTGTCCAAACAAGTATCTGACGGCTTGTCTGTATAGCTGTAATAATTTCGCTACCTTTAGAAAGCCGTAAATCACCTGCTGTATTTGTAGCAGTCGGTGTCCAATCCACTACGGATTCTTGACTAGAAAATCTGATAAGCAAAGGGTCTTGCGTACCATCAGTTATGGGGTTTGCGCCAAAAGCTATACAATGTCTATCTACATCAGAAACTAAAATCTTACGAGCTACTACAGGTACATCACTAGCCCCTGTTCGGCTTGTTAAAGCTACAGCCCTAGTGCTTGTACCATTAGTGGCATCCCAATAAAATATTGTACCATCTGCAATATTAAATATTAAATCTTCGCCGAAGTTATCCGCTGCCCATAATCTTAAAGTTTGACCAGCCAAAGAACCGGAAGAGGAACCCCATGTAAAACGACCCCATGTTCCAGCGCCCCAACCAGATCCAAGGACAGTGGTGTTAAGACCAATATTTATCTGAAAGGCTGCCGTTCCGCTTGAACCGCCGCCTGCGGTGCCGCCCGAAGTAGCTGACCCGGCGGTGGTGATTGTAAAAGTTGTAGTGCTAGGAACAGAAGTTATTTCATGTTCTATGTTTAACTGTGCGGCTGTTATACCATCAGTTGTTGTAAGACTGGCAAGTGTAACAAAATCACCGGTTATCGCGCCATGTGCCGCTTGTGTTGTAACTGTAACCACACCGCTACCTGCCCCGCCGGACGTGTTTACAGGGTTGCTGCCTAATGTAACAGTGGATCTAATCGGTGTAATGTCACTAAAAACACCAGCATTTTCTAAAAATACTTTCTTCTCAGTGCCGATAAACAATAAATTCTGAGAAGTCAAAGTAACAAAATCATATATTTTGCGAGCAGTGCCTATGAATTTGTTATTAGAAACTCGTTGCCAGCCACCTATACTTTCAGGATACCCCGACCTAAAACGGATCTTATCGCCGTTAAACCAACCACCTTCGTTAGAGTAGTTTGTACCCTCTCTGTTGATTCCGGGTTTGAACTGTAGTTTGCTTAGTGGCATTCATTAATCCGCATCTGCAATGGTTAGTTCACCAGCGTCAATCTTGGCCTGTATGTCGTTAGGTAAATTGTCCTTATTAGCACGGAGCCACGCTTGGAACTCAACGTCTACACCAATACAACTTCTTGTGTTATCATCTTTTGTATAGATAACTTCATTGTCTACAGTTGTTGAATGTACACTATAACTCATAGTTCAGCACTCCACGCTAAAAAGGTATCGGCAACTCTTAATCTGCCTGTGCAACCTTGCCCTGCTGTTCCACCACTGGCATGAGCAAAAAACACAGAAGCACCTGTTCGATTTGCATTACTATAAGTGGGAACAGCATTACTGATTAATACACTGTTATCATGTGTTATATCAAAATTTCCTGCTGTGGAAGATGTCTCTACTGCTGTAGCGTGTGACCTCATTTCTACTGGAAAAGGCACGAATATCCGCGCTTGAGTAGTTGTAGTTTCAAGACCCGAACCTATATCAATTGACCCATAGCTATGTTCAATTTTGTAATACTACCTACAACACTTTTCTAACGTAGTTGCAAAGTCCTCATGCTCAAACGGCGTGGCTACATCTCCGATTTCAAGCTGAACCTGTGCCAAGTAAAAGTTATTATCTGTGCTATCCATCCAGTTTACTTGATTAGAAGTGCCATAATGTGAGGAAGCAGACCAAGTATTGCTTGTTCCGTGATAATTTGAACCCCATGCAAGACCAAACCCAAGTTGGATACCATGACCATTATCATTTGCAATCGCAGCAGCAGAAGCGGTGATAAAGGATGTGCTACCAGCGGTTGGAGTTATTGTAATTGTTTTCTTTTCCCAAGTGTTTGCACTGCTAATTGTGTACTCGACAGGAATATAATATGCTGTGCTGTCGCGTTTCACGAGGTCAATAGTGTACGTTCCGGTTTTGTTAGATTTTACCCAAAATGACAAAGTAAGAGTTTTTGCAGAAGATGTGCCATATTGCAGTGACTGTAAATTTTGAGCTTCTATTTCGTGAAGAATATAAGAATATTGAGCAGCAGCAATACTTGTATCAGCCGTTGTAACTTGTAGCTTTAAAGAATAACCTGTGCCTGTAGGTGTATCAGTTGACCGTTCAGATGTGTAAGCACCGTCTGTACTTTCACTTAAAGCCCACCTATCAACAGTTGAATAGGTGTTACTAGCCGCAGTAGCTGCGGTGGCTCTTTGCCAACACTGCATATCGCCATTAATCACAAAATTTTTATTACCCTGCGCCTGACCTGAACCAATCAGCGCGGCTAGTTCTGCTGCTTTACTCATCTATCTATCTCCGATTAACAAGCTAAAAAGCCTGAGAAATAACTGTTTACTGCAATATTGGTTTGTGCAGCCCCGCCAGTTATATAATATTGTATTTTGGCAGTATCACTTGCATCCATATCCATTAAAGAACTTAAAACAACAGGGAAAAAATTTGCATCTGCGCTAAATCTTGGCGAAAAAGAAAAGGATATAGTTCTGTTTGAGGTTATGAGGTAAAAATGATAATCTGTTGTACCTGAATCCACAGCGTCTAATCTCATATCTAGGCTTAACTGATACCTACCAGTAATAGGCGCGGTGAAAACGCTTGATGCAAAATTTCCACCTTGGTCAAACACCTCTGTATTAAACGGAATATCTGTGTTACTAGCCCCACCTATACTTAAATTGCTAATTTGTGAAGCAACCTTGCCTAAAAACGCTGGTTGCGTTGGCATAGTGACTTCGCCATCAGCCGTTATTACTACATCGCCTGTTAACGTGTTAGAGCCACTTAAACTTAATGTTGTAGTGCCTGTAGGTACACCTATCCTTGCTCTGTTTGTGCCAGCATCCATAAATATAAGCTGACCACTTGAAGACGAACCACCGTTAATCTTTGCAACGCCGGAAGTCCCGTTACCTATCGTTGTTGTCCCAGTAACAGCCAGTGTACTTGCCATAGACACTGCACCAGCAAACGAGCCGCCATCTTTTGCGCTAACTGTGTCGGCTACACCAAACGTATCAAATACTAACATCTCAAGAACATCATCTGTAGATGCACCAGTTGTTAGTACAACACTTGTTCCTGTTGTAGCCGCATAGTCCGTTACAGGCTTGAGAAGCACACCGTTTTGATAAACATCTAAAAACAGATTATCATCATAAGCTAGACTTATACCGCTGCTATCATTACCACTGAACGATGTTTGCCCAGCCGTAGCAGCGTATATATATCTGCGTCTTACTCCGGCCTGTAAGGGTCTACCTATATATGGCATATTAACTTCCTATCCGATTGAGGATGCATCATCCCGTGCTTTACGATTCTTGTAGTCACTACGAGCAAGAATAAGCGCAACAAAGTCTGCCTGATTAGATGGGATAGCGTCAGTAAAGCTATCATCGTTCATCAGTTTAGTTGTCCACTCCTGCTGCATACGCTTCCAGCAGTTGTTGATTTTGCCGTCCACCGCTGCCTGTATCCAAGCATCTAAGCCAGAATTGTCGCTGGCGGTGTACAAATCGTTGCTCAAGATTTGCTGTTGTAGGTCAGTCAGTACGACTGCTTTAGTGTGGTTTGCCATTTTGTGTCTCCTTTATGACAGGGATATTTCACCCGATTAACAAATTAATGCGCCTGAAAATAAACTTCCAGCTAAAGCATCTTGTTGCGCTGTGCCATTACTCTGATACCACTGTACTTTCGCTGTATCATTAGCGTCCATATCTGCTAACATGCTAATGGTGAAAGTCCAGTAAACCGCGTCTTGTCCAAAATCGGGGTCTAAAAGAACCCAGTAACCCCTATTTGAGGTAGTAATCTGAAAATAAACATAGGTTGCGGCAGAATCCATAGTATTAGTATACATCATGTAACTTAATTGATATTTACCCGTTACAGGGGCTGTGAAGGTGTTCGATGCAAAGTTAGAACCTACATCATAAATTTCTGTTCCAAATACAATATCAACAGTTGTGTTGATCGCAAGGTTAGTTTGATTTGAGGCAGACTCTGCAAGAAACGCTGGTTGCGCTGCTTTTGTCACTTCGCCATCAGCCGAAATGTTTACGTTGCTAATACCGGAGCCTTGTATCTGTGTTAGTGCCATCTACCTATCTCCGATTACTGCGCTGGGGCTAACTTGATGCTAGAAAAACAAGTGTAATTCTGAGTTGAACTACCACTAATGTGTGTTCCACTTGCTAACGAATCTGCCATAAATTTTACTCTAAAAGTAGAAATATCAGTTACATTAACTATGAATTGAAAACTTGCACCATTGTTTGCTCCAGTGTCAGTGTCTCCATTATATGCAACACCAGCTATATCATAAGCACCGCCACTGTTTGTGCTTACACGACCAGTAACACCAAAAGAACCATCTGCCGTAGTTGTGTTTTGTCCTTGCACAGCTACATAAAAATTATACAAACCAGTTTTAGTAAAAGTAAAAACACCGCTGCTTACGGTTAAACCGTTAACAGAAGCATTATATCCGTCATCTGGTCTTTCCCAACCTGTAATGTCTGTTCCGCTGCTAGTATAATTAGCCGACAATCTCCAAAAATCTATTGAAGCTTGTGATTCAGTTACTTCACCAGTAAGAGTTGTTGCACCAGTAACAGCCAGTGTACTAGATAAAGTAGCTGCACCAGTAACAGCCAGTGTACTAGCAGCAGTCACAGCATCTGTAAAAGTACCTGTAGTCGCTGTCAGTGCCGACGTAGCGGGGTGTGCGACTGTAGCTGATACTCGTGCAAGATAATTTACAAAAATGTTGTTGCCTGAGTTACTAGATGGGGCAGCAGTAAATGTTAGTATCGTGCCGCTTGATACGGCATACGCTGCTACGTCCTGTATAACACCATCCACACTCACCAAGATGTCTTGGTCGGAGGCTACAGGAAATGATAAAGTAAAAGCAGTAGTGCTACCATCACCGCTAAACTGGTCAACAGCGGGTTTACTTACAAACTTTTCAGCAGCTTCATTACCCAGATACGGCATTAGGTAATCTCCATTATACTCGCAACAGTATCTAAACTATTAGCCACACTTGATTGCACTATCAAACTGTGGCCTGTTTCCATTACAATTTTATTTCCTGCCATATACTCAAAACTAGACCCAACGGGTATGGGAATGTCTTTTGCAAGAAACACAACCTGTCCAGCGTTAAGCTTGATGTCTGCAAGTATTTGAGTCGATCCAGTGTTTGCCAGCGTTAAACCAATCACAACCGTAGTGGTGCTTGCGGGTGCAGTATAAACTGTCATATCACTATTAGCTGTAGTGTTAGACCCATTAAATACTTTGTTTTTAAAGGTGTTAGCCATTGCTACCCCCTATCAAACATCGTCTAAGAGAGCGGCTACAACACAAGTAACAGTTCCTGTAGAAGATATTGCATGAACATCAGCTACCGTGGCATTAGGCAATCTAGCAAAAAATGTTTCAGAAGGACCTACCGTAACCCCATCACCAGCAGAGCTAGAAGCAGTACCCGCGTCAAACACCATATAAATACTTGCTGTAGTACTTTGATTTTGAACAAACAAGAACTTTACCTTATCGCCTGTCGCTACAGCGGTAGGGGCTGTATCATCATCCACCGCTGTGTAATCAAGGAAATAACCAGCTATCAAATCGGTGCTAGCGTTAGAAACACTCGTCAATTTGTAATACCATTTATCATTAAGATCTGCCGGAGTTACAGTTAAACTCCCTGATAAAGTGGTTGCTATCTCATCAGGCAACATTGTTGCTGAAATAGATACACTTGCTGAATCTGCCATTATTAACTCCTATCCTAAAGCTATGGCTAATGCGGTCGCTGTGCCAGCGACCTCGGTGTTATCTGCTAAATTAAGTGAGGCTGCAACTCCCGTAACAGCCGCTCCAGATCCAGCCCCATCACAAAACACAATGTCAGTCGTTCCGCTTGGTATCGACACTGTGGCTCCTGTTCCTTGTGTTATGGTAGCTGCCCTGCTACCAGTCAAAGAATTTTTTATTATGAAAAACTTAGTAGAGGTATTTGGCGCGATAGTTACGACATTTGTTCCGCCTAAATCAGAACCGCTGTCTTTTAAGTTTATAACAGCAAACATTCCAGTCTGCACATTGCTTTGTCCAGACGTAGGTGAGGCGGCTCTTATAGTTAAGTCTGTAGTTAGGTCAGAAGCCGTAAGGTCAGAAGCACCTAAAACTCTGTCAAATCTATCAAAGTTAAATTTAGTAACATCACCCCAGGAACCCGATAGTTCTCCGGTGGCTGGCTTTTCTATACCTATATTTGTACTAAACGAGCTTGCCATTCCTTACTCCTACGCCGCTATGTCGGTCCACAAAGGCGTTTGTGACGGGGTGTCCTCGGTCCAATTTATTGTTGCCCCTGCAACAGACACCCAATTAGGCGTTTGCACGGGGATAACATCTACATACACAAGAACTATACCAGCATTTGCTGTCGCTGTAACCCCTGTAACTAAATACTTGACTTCTACCACAGTTGTACCAACTGCGCCAGTGCCGACATTTCCAGTTAAAGAAAGTAGAGATGACGCGGTGATAGACGCCGAACCAAGGGCACTGGTGCCAACATTCCCAGTGACTGCGACCAAAGCTCCCGCAGTGACGGCTTCTTCACCAAGACTTGTTGTGGCTACTGCGCCGACACCAACAACATTTGCTGAACAATTTGTCTGCTCTTCACCAAGAGCACTGGTGCCAGCTACACCGGTTGGTGCAACTAAACTTGTACCCGTGACCGTAACAGAGTTAATTAAAGCAGAGGCAACAACGCCAGTGGCTACACCGTCAATAGAGGGTATTGCGGTGGCGTTTCCTACAGATCCTGTAGCAGAAACACCCGTGACAGTGACAGGTATGGCTTGGTTCCAAGCTAGCTGGCCCCAAGTGCCGCGTCCCCAACCCGTTACATTAGCCACGGTTAACTCACTACGCTATGCGTATAATAGCGTTACTTGCGTCTGCTGTTGGAAACTGAATAGTAAAAGTGCCCGAAGTAGACGTTTTGTTTGAAGAAAAGTCGAGCACTGCAACAGCTTTATTACTATTGGTGTCATTATAAATTAATGCACCCATCGCTGTGATGGTAGCTGTTGTAAAGCTAAGATCCGCAAAATCAGTTAAAGCTGTAGTTCCCGACGTTGTTGGAGCTACTTTAGTAAGCGCCCCGCCTCCTGTTGCATAGGTTCCGCTAGAAGCTACTTCACCTGTTGTGGTAAATGCAGTGGTAGCAGCACCCAAAGTTGCAGTCGTGCTGGACTTTCCACCGCTACTCTCTGCGTACAGAGCTAATTTAAAGGCGTTACCGTTCGTTGCGAAATTGTGCGTACCCAACATCAATTCTTGCTTGAATGCGGTACACATTGCTTGTGCTATTGCCATTACAGTCTCCCTATAGCGTCAGCTAGTTGATGTTGACCCGCCTCACGGATCTTCGCGCAAATTGTAGCACGTTCTTCCCTTCTAGCCAACTCTACATAATATTGCACTAAATTTCTTACTCTATCTTTAAAAGCTTCTGCCTGTAGCCGAATAGGCTCCGGGGCTTCGTCAGATATATACATTATCTTGTTTGCGGCCATGTCCGCAATCTGATCATTAGATAAACCACCATTGTCAGATGAAACAACATTAACGGACCCCACTGATCCATAATTAACTTCAAACATTATCATGTCTCCCAAAAATAATAGGGTCTGATTCCACCGGCTCTGGCGGTTCTACCTCAGACTGTCTTGTAATCAAAATGTTACCCTCTTGAACTGTTTGCACCAACGGATCGTCCAATCTATGATAACCGTAAAGTTTCTCATTTTCTGGAACATTCGTATCCAACAAACCAGAACGGTGTGCAATTTCAAGTTTAATCCCTTTAGATGCAGCAATCGCGCACCAGAACTCTACGCAAGCTCTACCTGACTCGGCCATGTTTACATTTTTATAAGTGAAATCAATGCCGTACAAACAGATCTTTTTTGCTTTTTTCCATACAGCGTAAGCCATAGCGTAAGCCACAGTGTTGTTGAAATAACAATAACCTGTTGATTTTACCACTTCTTCTAGAGGGTATTCTTCAATAGCCGGAAAATCAGGGTGTTTTACACAAGAATATATAGGGTTTTTGTTTTTGGACAAAAACTCACGAGCTATACCGGTTTGAGATCCGGCGTTTTCAGTATCTATAAACCTTGTGACAGGGTCCATCATAAAGGTGCGGTCAACATGTATGACCCCTCCAATGCAATTTATTCCCCATATTTCATCAAATTCTTGAGAAGCTACTCGCGCCGAAATGTAGTCAGCGTAGCTGCCTCCTAGTCCAATAATAGCAATTTTCACGAACGGGCCCTTCTTGGTAGCCCCTGTCTGTTAGCATCATCGTTTTCACGAGACTCGCCTAAATCTTTCAAGCGAACCAAAGACTCTACAAATCTTTCGCTGTACATCTTTAGTACATCCGGCTCACCCTTCATAAAGGTGTAAGCTTCAACTAAACTTCCATACAGCATTGCGTTAGGGGCATTAACACTTAGATATGTTGTAGTAGAATCTGACGAAGTAGAAACCACTGTTCCCGTAGCCCCACTGGTTGCTCCAGTGACCGTTTCACCAACTGTAAAGTCCGTGCTTGGGAGCACGATATTAAAAGTCGTGCTACTAGCAACAGAAGAAATAGTGGTGTTGGCCCCACTGGTTCCTCCCGTAATTGTTTCCGTAGCCACAAAAGTGCCGCTGACGCTACTCAATGTCAGTAAAACCTGACTTTGTGTCAAACTCGTCGGCCTATAGTAATAATGCAATTCGGCAGAATATGCGGCGTCCGGCGTGGGCGATAAAAGAAAGTTTTGGTAATCATACACACCATAATATTTGGGTGTACCTGTTGCAGCATTGGGGTTGTACTCTTGCAAAAAGTTTACATCTTTAAATAAAAGAAACTGTTTTACCCCGGAGTTTTCCACAGATAAGCTAAATGATGCCAAGTAATCATCTGGAACAGCCAAAAACTGATTACTAGCAGTAGTCGTTCCTGTTACGTTTTTACGAAAAAACTCTAAGTCTACGCTCTTAAATATTCGTTCTTCTGCGGAGGTGATAAAATCAACAAGGTGCTTAACAAAAGTAACCTCTTGATTTTCGGTGTAGTCTTTAATAGCAGACTTTAATGTAGTGTATGTATAGCTCATGGTGTGTTCGCCTGTCCGCCCATGCCACTGTGGTTAGTGCAATAATAATACAGCGTAGGAGCTCCAACGGCTACAGTTATTTGAGTGTACGCTCCTGAAGAGCCGGGAGTCCCGTTAGTGGTAACGCCTGTTGTATACTGAGAGCCACCCCCGTGTGTGCCATCAGAAGTTGTTGATAGCCTTAAAGGATGACTTGAATTACTGCTGTCGGATTGATCGAACCTGTAAGTGCTTCCCTCCGACAAACTAACGGTATCTTGCCTAACCCCATCAATATAATATTTATTAGCTCCAAGATAAGAAGCAACTGTAACAGTATACGTAGCAGCTATACTGGTGCCTGTTCCAGAAGCCGTAACGGTGCCTACGGAACCTGTTGCGGTAACGCCTGTAACCGTTGCATCCGTAGGGGTTACAACATCCCCGCCAAAAGTTACCGTTCCCACAAACCCGTAAGCTCGTGGAACTAACTCGTACTGTAATGTCACTGTGCTAAAAACAGGAAATTTTACAGTGGCAGGTATGCTGTTATTGTTGGGTCTAGGATCTTTTAAAGTCTGAGGATCGTATACTTTACGAAAAGGACCAAGTTGTGGATGTTTTCTTTCAAACTCATCCTTTCCGACTAACAAACCGTTCCACTCTTTACGCATGTCTTTATAGCGATATTCTAAACCAGAACGGTCAGATATGGCTTTTGCATACTTTCCTGTAGCATATCTAGCCATTAATTTGTCCTAAAGTAAGAATATTCAGGAGTGACCGTAAAGCTGGATCGGTCACGGTCCTCTCCCATAGCCCTTTCAAACTCTTCTTCATATATCGCTTTTAGCATCTGAGTGCGATTAGGTGCTCTTTTCAAGGATATGTAGTAAGCCAGCCCCGCAGCTAAACAGGGATAAAACCGAAAAGGTACATCCATCGTGTTAATTGCAGTATCGCCATCATCAATACGAGTCAAAGCATTATACACAATAACATCTGTGCTGTTATCGGGCGTAGGCCATATTCGTAAACTAGGAGTTACTTGTCTGTCCAAAAAGAATTGGGTAGGACGACCGGTTGTAGCTTTATTTGGGATATTAAGGTCATCATCTCGACTGACGCGAGTCAAAGAAAAATCAGTGCTGCTTTTTGTTACTACGGCGCTCAATATATCAATTACATCCGCAGCCAAAGCATACGTTCTTGTACCAGAAGTTAGAGCTTGAGTCCTTTGTGCGATAGTCCACTGGTTTAGCCCTCTGTTAGCCCATTCAGCCAACATAAGGTTTAAAGAACGCCTTGCTGTAGTTAAATCGTAGCCTGTCCTCACCTCTAAGCCACAACGCTCAAAGGCTTCTTCAACGTATTCAGCTACATCTAGCTCAAAATTTACGCTTCCCGAAACAGCCATTATTTGTCATCCGCATACAAGTTGTTAAAAATCTGATTTACATCCATTGTATAGTCTAAATCGGATTTTGAATAGTGTATATGCTGTGATGGCAAGAAGTCAGGAGCGCCTTGCCCTGTTTCAAACCATGCTGGATGTGTAACACGAACACGGTTATTTGGCAATGCAACGATGTTTCCAGTATACTCTCCAGCGTCCAAAAGTTCTAAAACATGGCTTTGTTTATGCTGCGCCGGATCATCCGCTATCTCACTTTCTGTGTAATCCACAGTAAAATAGTATTTAGCCGGAAAGAAATCAGGCCCTATTTTAGCAAGCCACGGACAAGGCTGTGCCCGATCCATTTGGTAAACAGCGTGAGTGTGAGACATGCAATCCCACGGTTGAGCCAAGTGAACCGGCATAGGCTCCGGCCACTGCTCAAAAGGAGTGTCTCCAACAAGGGCTGTAATTGGCATACGAGCCCACATAGCACCACCATGTACGTTAGGGTCATCCGTGCCATCAGTCTCGCATCCGGTAAAAATCATTTGAAAGCTTAAACAACGGCTTGGCATGGTCGTGACCGCAATAGCCATGCCGTGTAAAAACTCGCCATGATAGTTAGAATGATTGCACGTATACTCTCTTCGCACCCAGCATTTAAAGTGCGGAATATTACTTTGAAGATAGGGCAAGCTACTTTACCTTGCCGCCTTTTGCCATGCCCTTTTTCTTCATGCCAACCATGCCGCCTTTGGCATAGCCTTTTTTCTTCATCATCATGCCGCCACCGGCCATCTTCTGGACTTTACCGCCTTTGGCGTAGCCCTTCTTTTTCATGCCGACTGCACCGCCTTTAGCCATGCCTTTTTTCTTCATGCCGCCAACAAGGTTCATTGCATAATCATTCATTGTTGGAAATTCATTAGCCATTTTACGCTCCTATGTTTAACTTACAGAACCACTGGTTCTTTTCCTACGATTTGACATAACGGCACCACAACCTCGTGCTACCACCGTTCCCGGAGCAGACTTACCGTTAAACGGACGTTTAGGCTTTGTTACAGCCCCGCCATTCCTTAAACCTGTTACCTTCGCAGCTTTTGTGTTAGCGACTGTAGTTTTTCCTTTAGAGCCTGCCCGCTTCTTCTTACGAGCCGTTGTAGCTCGTTCGCTTTTCGATAGGCTATTAGCTTTAGCTCTAGGCAAGCAACGATCAGGGTTACTCTTATCTTTTGAAGTACCACATTTACCTTTGATAGAGCCATCTGATCCAATCCTAACCCAGTCCTGTTTCACCCATTCTTTTAGCTGACCCATTACTTGCCCTTTGATTTTTTAGCGTAGTTGGGGTCTTTACAATACTTTGAGGCTGCCATGTTTGCATACGCTGACGGGTATGTGTCAAATGTGCGTTTGGCCCACGCTTTCCCTTTGGGACAGATCTTACCACCACTTTTTACCTTGCCCCCTTTTTTCATGCGAACAACGCTGCTTTTACGAGTTGGGCACTTTCCTGCACCTAGATTTACTGCACTTGTCATAATAACCTCTGCAAAAATGGAGCAATAATAACTAGACCAACGATCCACCAAAGCCTCTGATCTAACTTTGTCATATTAGCCTTCTGGTCGTCAAGAAGCTCTTCAATACGCTTATAGCGAAGATTGCACTCCGCCTCATGCTTGGCTAGCTCCGCCATCACCTTGGCGGCTGTGATTGTTTCTTTCTTTACCGGCATTTCCAACGCTTCCTTGCTTGACGCAAACGACTATTAGGATCTTTAGCCGCTTTAGGGAATTTCTTCATTTGACCTTCAGAACGAGCGCAATAAGACTTACGTCTCTTTGCATCTTTACTGCCGGGTTTTACTTTACCTGTGACCGCCGTTTTTAACTTACTGCCGGGATTTTTACGCCTATACGCTTTTACCCCGGCATCGGTCATTCCCGCCCCAGCTTTTGTGGGACGGAAATTTTTCTTGTTACGTTTTGGCATCGTAGCTTTACGAGGGGCCATCTAATTACTCCCTACGCATACTTCTTACGCATGTATAACAGGATCGTATAAGTGTCCGCAGAAGTGTGACCGACAGTTGTAAATAAAACATCTCCTGTTTTACCACTGCCTGAATTATTAGTTAAACCGCCAAAAGCGTTATAATCGTGATGACCACTTTGGTTCTCACCTAACTCAATACAGAAAGCGTTAGAGGTAGCGTCAAACAAAATTTGAACTTTCATCCCGTTACACTGCCACCAAATACGTTCTATGACGACTTCACTACACGCAACACCGTCTAAACTACTGGATAGAGCCGATACATCTACCTTTTTTACAGTGGATTCGCCGGTTCCGTCAGAGACATTGGTAAACTTCATAACAGCATGTTTAGGGCCGTCAATCAGAGTTTGTGATGTTACTGCATCAGCCATTTAAAACTCCTTTAAAAGGAAAGGGGGCAGAACCCCCTTTCTATGAAATCAATTACGCAATTTGAACGTACTCAATGATGAACGTGAACGAACCGGCGGTTGTCGCATCGACCGTATTGGTTATGTTACAGAAAATAGTTCTTGCCGTGTCGGTGTACTGAACAGACGCTGGGGCTGTTGTGCCATCCTGAGTCTGAAGAACCAAACTGGTCACCGTTACGTTGTGAGCAACAACGGTTGTGCCACCATCAAGGATTTCATCAGTCTGAGCCGCAACAATTTGTGCACCAGAAGAAGACGTACCGACTTCGTAACCAATATCACCCGTTCCAATAACAGGGGAAACGTCACAAAATATTTTAATGTCGGTGATAATTGTGTTTGCGGGTTGTGTAAACTCACCAATAGAGGGGCTGTCACCTGCGGTGGTGTTTACTGTTACACCGGTAGCGTAACCAACATGCTTGATGTATTTATTGGTGAAAATACCAGTAGAAGCAACAGATGAGGTTTCTGTTACCGCACCTGTAGACGAGTTTTTGTTGATAACCTTAAAACCGTTTTCAGAGCGTACCGCTCCAGTGAATGTAGTCGTAGCCATTTAAGTCTCCTGTCTTGGCTAATGTCAGCCACAGGATGCGGCTGTCAGGGATTAAAAAAAACTATACAATAAAAAAGAGCGGCTGTGAAGCCGCTCTTTCTAATCTCTACGGGAGAAGAGATATTAGGCTGCGCCCGGTGTTCCAAACACTGAACGCCAATCAGAAACGCCGAAGCTATAACGCTCACGGGCCTTGAACCGCATGTTTCCGGTGTCGAAGTCACCTTCCATAGCAGTCTTGATTGGAGAACGGTTAAAGTATTTGAAACCGTTAGGTGCATCGGTCTTGATGAAGAATGCATCTGTATCAGTCAAGAAATGGTTAACTACTGCCCCTTCAGGAAGCATACCCATGTTCTTGATAGCATTTGCATCGTTATCAGCCGTTGCTGAACGCAAGTTTGAGTTAATCACACGCTCTGCAATGAACTGCAATTCTTTTGGAATGATAAGCTTCATTCCACGAACTGCAATCTTCAGACCACGCTCATCAGTCAAACCAGCAATATCAATCAACATCTGCTCAAGTGAAGTTTCGTTCAAATCAGCGGCTGTTGAAAGAAGGTTGCGTTGGTTTCCTGTCAAGGATGGGTGTGATGAAGAACAAAGTGCTGCACCATCGCCGATTGCAGAAGAGCCTGTGCTGAACGCATTGTTCAGAATAGACGCTGCTTTAATCTGCTTGGTCTGGGCCATAGAACGGGCCAGAGCCTTGGTGTAGCGTGATGCCAAACGGTCATACA